CTGGTAATCCCGCGCTCGGCGAACACGCGCGCGATTTCGGCAGAGTCGTATCCCTGCTCGGTTAGCGTCTGGCATAGCAGCGCCTCCGCCGGCGTCCACGGTTGCGTGCTCGTCATACTTTCGCGAGCGTTTCCAGAACGGCGTGCACGCCCCACTCGCACCGGTAGGCCAGCCCCGTATCGCGGTTTACCAGCGCCAGCAATCGCGCCTTGGCCGCATCCGTCTTGCCGGCCTGCAGTTCCCGCACTGCCTCTTCGATGTGCCAGCGAAGCGCCGTTGCCGCCACATCCGCCGATAGTCTCTCGGTCACGGGTGCATCCTCCTCTACATCGTCCTCCGGCGTCCACAGATCGCCCACGAACTGCAGCGGTCCTATCAGGCCCCGCGCGAACGTTTCATCTACGTCGTAGGAGCCCCACGGCTGTTCATACCCAGCCGTGAAGAGCATCAGCGCGTCGAAGAACCCGACGTTGCGCGCATACGCCTCCGCCTGCGCGATATCCTCGCGGTAAGCGTCCGGCGTCGTCAGGTCGCGCCAGCCGTGTTGCGGCTGCTGGCCTGGCATGTCCGGCGCAATCCCGCCGTCGATGCCCGTCTCGTTGATCAGCACGTGCATGTCGCGCGCACCGAGCGCTTCGAGCACCTCGCAGTCGTAGTTGCGCCTCCCCAGCGCGTGCCAACGCCCGTCTGGCCCCTCCACGCCGGGCCGCCAATAGGCGTGCAGCCCGACATAGTGGCCGCCCTGCGCCGCGGCTTTGACGCACGGCAACAACTGCTCCCACTTCCACCGGATCGCCGCATCGTCACCGGATGGGTTGCCCTCGGGCAAGTTCAGCACGCACAGCCGCAGCCCCCAGCGGTTCGCCTCCTCGATCGCGCCCAGTGTGTAGTTGTTCAGCGCGGCGAGCCCGACGTTGGAATTGCAGTCGGGCTCGTTGCAAAGTTCCCACGCTATCACCTCTGGGGTAGCAGTCCACTGCGGAAGCATATCGCGCACGAATGCTGCGCCCCCTTCTCGTCCTCGCCGGATGTATTCATTATCGATGTTATCTGTCCAAATACGCCCGAGAACCCGCGGTACGTCGGGGAACAGCAGGACGCCCTCAGGCGGGTTGACGATCTTGATCCAGCCCGCGCCAACGTCGCGTGCCCATGCGTTCTGCCAGTCCTCGCGTCGCTGGACGTGTAGCGTTGTGAGCACATTGCCCTCCTGTGTGAGATAGGGTTCGGGATCGCACCATCCCTTGAAGCCGTTGCCAAAGTCGATGGGAATGGGCCGCACGCCAAAGTGGAGGTGCGGCCCGGTGCTGTTGCCGGTGACGCCCACGGCGCCGATGATCTGCCCCGGCGTCACTGCGTCGCCGTCCCGCACGTCGATACGCGACAGGTGCGCATAGAGGGTTTGCAGCCCGGTAGCTGAGACGCAGACATATTCGCCGTATGTGGGCGAGCCGTGGTACGTGATGGCGCTGCCGGCGTGGGCAGCAACCACCGGCGTGCCCGCCGGCGCCGCGAGGTCCAGCCCCTCGTGGCCGGCGAGCCCGTATTGCGCGTAGTACTCTGGCCGCGCTCCGAACCGCTGTGTGATAACGCCGATCGGGAGTGGGTGGATCACAGTGGGGTATTCCTGAGGATTGGTGTGCCGTCCGTACCCCACTCAACAGAAAGCGTTAGCGTAATCGGGCTACCAGCAGTTTCCCCTGGGCTTGGAACCGGATTCGCGATTATGGCATATTGCCGCTCCCAGAAGCCGAGCAGGAGCGTATTTGCGATTTCTTCGTCTGGACCAGACAGGCACGGCCAGTGCTCCATGATCCGATTGTGAACGTCAGCAGGCAATACGTCACCCCGAGCCCAGAGGTAAAGCAACTCTTCTAGCCACTTTGACATGTTCCCCCTCCCCATTGCGCACTCTCGATGATTGCCTGCTCAAACGCCCCATAGGACTGCAGGCCACGCCCCGCGTCGCGCGAATCATCCCTAGGCCTCGGCCTCAGGGGCGCCGAGCGGCTGCGCGGACTCCGACGCCGGCTCTGGCTGCAGCAGTTCCTCCAGTGCGGCGATAGCGCCGTTGTAGGTCGCCAATTGTGCGTTGGCCTGCTGCAGGTACTTATCCCGTTCGGCCCTCAGTTCTGCGATGCGTCGCTGAATCCGCTCCTCAGTCACGTGTGTCCCCCTTATGCATTGTTGGCCCACGACAGCATCACCCACACGGCCAGATTGCTGTCGTATTGCAGCGTGATCCGGTCTACTTCCACGCTCATGGTGAGATCGCCACCGCAGTAAATGTTGCCAGTGCCATTTTTTACCACCACATCACGAGCACCGGCAGCGATGCGCAGAGTGATGATCTTGCCGTCTGCGCCGCCGTTGATCGTTACCAGGTCGTCGGACGCCGCATCCTCATAGGTGTCGACGCGATAGAATGTGCCGCCCCCAACGGTAATAGCGCCGGCAGCGTCCAACGTGAGTTCTGATTGATAAGGACAGACGACACCAGCAGCCGTAACTATACCGCCAAAGGTACCCTTGCCCGCCGCATTCAGCTCACCAGAGGCGGCCCCGCTCGTATTAATGTTCAGGCCGCACGATGTCAGTGTAACGGGGCCACCACTGAGTTCGATACTCGCTCCGACACCCGTCTCTGCGACCATCTCAATCTGCGCGTAGGCAACTGACCCGGTGCCGGAAATTGCGGAAATAGTGACTGCGGCAGGGTCTGCGTCCGAATCCGCTTCCACTTCCACAGCAGATGTTGAACCACTGATCGATGGCACAATCAGGCCAATCTGGTGATAAGCCAGATCGCCAATATCATAGACTCCGTAGAGCCCGCCGCAATCACCCGGCACAGCAACGAAACGGATAGCATTATTAGAAGAATATTCGGCAATATCGCTATTATATGGCTCAACCTGCAAGCCATCCCCATCGAGCTTGACATTCCCGCCAGGTCCGGCTACGAATGCCCCCGATGTGCTTATCCAAGCTCCAACCTGTGTCCCGTTCGCGCCGCCCCGGAATTGTAACTGCTTGGTGCTTGCATTCCAGTAGGCATTCCCCTGGTTCGTCGCCACCTGTCCGAGCGTCAGGTTCCCCGATGTATCCGCAGTGATGAGTGCGGTGGTATTCAGCCGCAGCGCGAACGCCCCCGCGCTGATCTGCATGTTGCTCTTGCCGGCCGCGACCTCACCGATGGTGAGCACGCCGTCAACGGCCCACTGCGCCAGCACGGTATCAGCAGACGCGGCCCGCTTGAGCATCCGAACGCCATTCGTGGCATCCACGGTCAGGAAGGAATAGTCATCGGCGTATTTGCCCGCAGCGAAGCCGAACGTCGTGGCACTGTATCCGTACACGCCGTTCAGGTTGCCGATTGCCCAGTGCGGCGACCAGGCGTTGTATATCGTGCTGGTACGCACGTTGCCCACAATGGACGGCCCATACTCCGAGCTGGCCTTGACGCCATGCACGCTGTACAGGTCCATGAACCCGTCACCCACGGCGCCCGTGTTGAACACGGCGTCACCGGCGTGCCAGGCGTTCGCTCCGGTGCCGTCCCGGTTGCGCGTCACTTGCAGGTACGTATACGGCCCGGTGCCCTGCGCGCCCGTGTACAGCACGCCGCCGTCTGCCGTAGCATCCGGTATGACCTCATCGACGACCACCGTCGTGTTTGGGTCGCTGTACGTGGCGTCACCGTTCGCCGTGTACTCGCCGTCATTGCCCGTCGAACCAGCGACGGTAAACTTGGTGCCGTCGGTGAGCAACGCCGCATAGTCGCCGGCCAGGCGAAACGACTTCGCGCCGGTGTTGACGGCATTGATCGTACCCCATCGCACCCACATGAACTCTACCGACCCGTTGGCCTCCATGTAGAGCGTATCGTCGTAGGCCGCTTCATTGTGCTTGAAGGTCGGGAAGTTGATATCCACATCCGCCGCGAGGTCGCTTGTCAGCGTCGTGGTCGGTCCCACCAGGATGCGCCCGCCAATCGTCGCAATCGTCTCCTGCGCGACCAACGTTTCCACCCACAACTCGGCGGCGTGCAGGGTCAGGTACTTCTTGGCAAGCGAACCGAGATTCAGGTCGTACCCGGTCTCGGGCAGCACGTCGTTGCCCACGGGGTCCAGAATCAGGTCGCCCGCAGGCGTGATCTCCATGTTGCCCGACGCCGTATCCAGTAACGGCGTGGTGAGTTTCGTCAGTCCGAGATACCCGCTCGCGTCGGACGCAAGGATACTGGCCGCCGCGCCAGGGTTCGCGTTGGACGTGATCGCGTGCGTGTGGTTTCCCGCGGCAGCGTTCGGGCTCGATACGCTCAGCGACCCGGGCGTCGTCAGCGCCACAGCGTCCGCGTCGACGGTCAGCCCGTCGCCCTGGCCCACGGCGAACGTGCGGTCAGCGGCCAGCGTCCCGCCTCCCGTCAGGCCCGCGCCAGCGATCAGGTTGCGGCTCGTGCGCACCACGGTCGCGTCGACGGCCACGGCATTGGCGGAGACAGCGATCCCGTCGCCCTGGCCCACGGCCAGCACCTTGCTGGTCATCGTCAGGCCGGCCCCCGCCACAGCGTCGTCTATCAGGAGCCCCGACGATATGGCCAGCCCGGACGTAGCCGCCAGGTTTAGGCTGAGTTCCTGCGTGCTCAGCGCCAGGCCCGTGTTCCCCACGGTGACGGCGTTGTGGTGTGCGTTGGCGTCGCCCGTGTGGGCCGTCAGGTTGAGATAGTGAAAGTGCTCGCTACCGTCGTCCGTGTTGACGGTCGCCAGCGTGCACGTACCGGGAAACGATGCGCCCTCTGCCGCACTGGTCTCACCGACGGCGATGATCGTGGTGTTCGCCCCGCTCGATACGCGCCGCACATCCCGAACGGCCGCCACAATCACCCCGACACTGGTCTCTGGCAACCGGTCCACGGTTGCCACTTCCAGCGCAACCGTGCGCAGACCAGTGCTATCGATCTGCGTCTCTGTTTCCAGGATGTAGAGCGTATCGTCGATGTTGACGGCGTGATAGGCGTCCACATATTCATGGTACGCGACCACGATAGTCTGGCCCGGTGCCAGCGTGGCCGGCGCCCCGACTACCTCCAGGTCGTAGAAGTCCTGCGCCGTCCCGTGTGTGCGCAGATATTCCAGCGACCGGTCGTAGAGCGCGTTCGCCACCATTGCCGGATGCTCGTACCACGAGTCTGATTGCTGGCTCTGTATGTCCGTGAATATCGGTGCCGCATCGATGCGCCCGTACAGACTAGAGCCGGTGTCGTTCTGCAGATAGCCGTCGGTCGTTGACAGCGTGTAGGTTGCCGGCGGCGTGCGAGTCGTCAGATGCAGCGTGATCCCGTCGTTGGAGGCGGGATACACGCGCGTGACGGTCTCGGACGTATCGGCTGCCCGGCGCAATGAGCGAATGAGGCACGTCCCGGCAGTCGGTGCCGTGCCCTGTCCAGCGCGCACGCCGGAATCCGTGAACGTCGCAATCCAGTTGATCTCGCGGCCGGTCCCTAGTGTGAAGTGCTCACGCACCGGATCGCCGCCGCCGTCCTGTCCGCCCTGCTCCGACAGCGCGCGCAATGCGGCCAGCACGCTCTCGCGCTGCAACTCCAGATACTTGACGGATGTGGTGGCCGCATAGCCCGTTTTCGTCCAGCCGTCCGGCGCATAGGCCATGATGCTGTTTACGCCGTCCGTGGTAGGTACGTCGCCGTAGACCTGGACCTCGCGTAGCAGGAACGCATCCGTGGCCGTGCCAGCCCCGACGGTGAAACGGACCCAGAACCAGGAGCCCGCCGCCGCCGTAGGTTCCACACGCGCCCAGTCGTCAGGCCGCGTAAACGTGATGTTGCCCGTCTTGAACATGGTGCACAGGTGCCCCATGTCCTCTTCCGATGTGCCGTCTACGAGGTCGGGCAGCGTTACCCAGCCGTCACCGTCGAAGTATTGGCCCGCCAGAGTCGTCTCTGCGCGGTTCTTTTCCAGGTAGGTGTCGCTGATTGTCACCGTCACATAGTCAAACCGCGCATCGCACCCGACGTACAAATACTCGATGTTCGGGTCGCCCTCAGACCAGAGCGTGATCGTCTCGCCGCCGGTGTCCGTGGTGCCGTCGTGCGCGTCGGGCAAGTCCACGTCAAACGTCACGCCGTAGCGGTTGCTGATCCACCGCGCAGAGCCACGCCAATATCCGGTGTCGGCATTGAGTGTGAGGTCGATGAGCGCCTTGCCGCAGACGGTCAACTCCGGGATGATGCGCGCGCCCAGTTCAGCCAGCAGGTCCGGGCCACTCACCTGTAGCACGGCCGGGTCTTCCACCCGCGTCTCGATGCGATCGATGATACCGGACCCCAGTTCCGTTACGGCATCATCCACCACGCCGTAACAGTGGACGTATCGCCGGTTCGCCAAGAGCGCCGCCTGCGGGTCGCTCGCCGGCATGGAGAATGAGAACTCCCCGGCCTTATCCAGTACGCGCCGCTGCCTCCATTCCGTTGCCGTCGTGATGGGTCCGGCCCCGTAGGCCGTCCCCGCCGCAGTCGTTACGTCCAACCATATCTGCGTCATGCGTATGCCTCGTAGAACAGAACGCCGATTGTGGATGTGACTGCGCCGCCCGTGGCCGTGATGCGGATACTATTGGCTCCCGGTGCCAGTCGGAACCATTCCGTTATGGTGTGCGCAGATTCCAGACTAAGATTGGCGTAATCGTCCGAGTTGTTGTTCTCTATCGTCCGGTCGCCGCAGACGATAACGAGTGCCTGCGTCGCCGCAATGGTGCCGGCATACTTGATCTTGGAGACGTGGCCGGCCGTCAGGTTTTCGAGGTGGAAGGCCGAGATCGCCGTCGTCTTCGGGTGCACCGTCACGGTGATCTCGCGTGCTACAACGTTGCCGGGATTGGTGATCGTTGCCAGCACGGGAGACGTGCCCAGTGCAATGCTGGAATAGACGCTCGTGCCGTACCAAGGTTCGGCGTCCAGTTCGAAGTCCAGGTCGACGGTTGCGATCTGCGAGTTTCCCGGCCTCAGGTCACTATCCACGGACAGGCAGCGTGCGTTGCGCCAGTGGCTCGTGCCCGTGCTGGTGGTCCGCCATATCTTGCTCTTGACACCGCGCAGCGCGCGTAACGCCGCCATCTTAGTCTGCGTGGCCGCCGCATTCGCCCCGACCCACTGGCCGGATACGGTGATCTCTTCCATAGGCGGCGGCGCATCGCCACTCCCGCGCCAGTCGTAGGCGCGGCCGTCAATCAGCGTCACGTTGGAGGAACGCACCGGCCCGGCGCCCTGCGGCTGCCGCCCCTCATAGCGCGGCAGTTCCTCCGCACTCGCGTAGGTATCGCCAAACTTGTCGATGATGTAGGCCACGGTCGCCCTCCTAGTTCAGCGGAATACCGGCAGCACGCAGGGCAGCCAAAACGCCCCACTTGACCTCCGCCGCATTCGCGCCGCGTGCGTCGATAGCCACTTCCACATTGTAGATGTCACCGCCGTACTCTTCCCTGGTTGGCACCTGCCGATCCTGGGTGCCACGTGGTACGGGAACGATCATCTCTGGCCCGTTCTCACCGACCCATGCAAGGGTAGGCCGCGTCACCAAGCCGCCTTCGGCGTAACCGGGAATATGGCCCGTCATCCAGTCTGGCAACGGGATACTCCCCTTCAGCCAATCCGGCAGCCCGCTGAACCACTCGCCGTACTTGCGCATCCATTGCTGCCACAACGGAAGATTCTCGCCGCCCTCATCCTCGCGTTCCTCATAGTCCCTTGTTGCGGCGTCTACGGCGGCCTGTACATTCGTTTCGATGCTCTCTGTTGTCACGCCCAAAACGAAACCTTCTATGAACCCCTTACCGAGACTTGCGCCAAGTGCGCCGACCCCGGCGCCAATGTTCTGTACGGCACGTGAGATCATGTCGAAGGCGGAATCACCGATGCTGTCAGACGTTTCGTCCAGACCCAGGAAGCGTGCCAATCCGGCGCCGAGCCTTATGCCCAAGTCGCTGCCAATGCCTGTCATCTGCGTCGCCACGCCTGAACTTGACGCCCAGTCGCGGAAGTCTATGGACCATCCCAGAAGTTCCAGCGGCAGCTTATTCAGGGCGTCCATGAATCCCCGCCAGAGCGCCCCGGCCATTGCGCTACCGATCCCCGCCCAATCGATCTTTTCCGTTAGCCCGCCGCCAGCCTTCTGCATGGCGCCCGTGAGACCATCATCGACGCCCTCACCCATCGCGGCGCCAATGTCCTCGCCGTCGCCCTTGGCCGCCGCACGCCGCAACTCCACCAGGCGCGTCATGATCTGCCAGTATTCGGCAGACCCTTCCTCGGCCTTGGCAAGCTCCTCTTCCCAGATACCGATCTGTCCGAGCGGCGTCCCGGCCACGGCCAGCCGATACTGCAGATATGCCTGCTCGATGGCCCGCTGCTTGGCCTCCTCTGCCAGCCGCGCGGAGTTGGCCGCAGCCTCCGATTGCACGCGCGCCGTTTCCGTGACGGCTCGGGCGATCTGCGCCTCGGCGCTGATGCGCTGCTCCAGGCGCCGCTCTTCGGCGTTGAACGTGCGCCTGGCGCTGTACTCGCTGTCCTCTGCGATCTTCAGGCGTTCGCGTGCCTTCTCGATGGCCTCCGCGTCGCCGCTTTCCTCAGCCTCTGCCAGTTCCTCGCGCGCGTCCTTGAGTTCCGTGACAGCCACGCCCACGCCCTCATAGGCGCGCAGGTAGCGGCGCATGTCCGGCGCGTCCGCCCCGAACACGTCCCGCAGCGCACCTTCGTCAATGCCCTTCCCCAGGTCTATGGCCTCCAGGAACGGGCGCAGGTTCGCACGCATCTGCTGCAGGAACCGGCTCGATACGATAGCGTCGGCAGACCAGCCGGAAAGCCAGGCGTCCAGGGCGCCGGCGCCCCACTCAGGCAAATCGGGTAGCAGGGCAGGCGGCGAACCGGGAGCCAGCCACGCGGTGATCGTGTTCGCCACGCCGCGGAGCGCCCGCGTGATGGCACCTGACCCAGAAATGCCACCGGCGAACGATTCCATAACGTTCGCGCCCCAGTTGGCGGCCTGCGCAATCAGCGACGCGAATCCTTCCGCCCAGCCGCGCACCAAGTCGGCGACCCAACTCGCAGCCGCCTTGAAGATGGGTTGCAATTCTGCCAGCAGGTCGGATATGGCCTGCAAAGCCGGGAGTGCTGCGGTGCCGATCTCGTCCTTGAAGTTCTGCCACATGGCGTTGATCGACGCGAGGCCCTGCGACGCGCTGCCCAGTATGTCCGGCATGTTGGCCGTGTTCCGGGCCAGCAGCTCCAGGACCTCGCTGGTCAGCGCGACCTGCTGCTCTTGCTTGGTCAGTTGCTCGGTGGTCTTGCCGATGCTCTTGGCGTACTTCTTATTGGCCTCTTCGAGGTTGACCTGAATGCCGAGGTTGTCCAGAATCAACGGCGACATTCGCCCGATGCCCCGGACCAGCGATTCCATCATGTAGTCCATCGACTGGCCGGTAGCCGCGGAGACCTTGGTCAAGTACTTCATTGCGTCCGGAAGTTTGGCAGCGAACGTCTTGCCGACCAGTTGCGCCGCGAGGTTGTAACTCTTCATGAGGTCGCGGTCGGCAATCATGTAGGCGCTCTGCTCGCGCAACTGTTCGAGCATCGCCTCGCCGCCGCCGGTGATTCCCTCGAAGGCTGCCTGAATGCCTTGCAGCGGCGCCGCGGCCAAGGTCATGTCGACCAGACCCCTGGCGATATCGGACGGCCACGAGATGACCTCAAAGGCGACCCTGGTGAGCATGGACGTGAGCGCACCGACGGCACCGGCTGCGGCAGCGGCGGCCATGCTGATGCCGCCCATCGCGCCTTTGCCGCTCTTGCCTGCCTCTTCGGCGGCTTGGCCGGTGTCCTTCAGCGCCTTGCCGACCTCTTTGAGCGGCTTGGACGCGGCGTCTGTCGCCTTCACGGCGATCTGTACGGTGCTATCTCTCGCCACTAGACCAGCCTCCGGCCCTTGACGCGTGTGCCACGGGTCTTGCTATCGCGTTTCGCTTGCTCGTTTTGCGCCAGCCGCAGGGCGACCCACCGATCGACCCAGACAGCCGGTGCATCGGCCTCGATCTGCCATGGCGGGATTCCCCATTCGCTCGCCATCTCTAGCGCCGCGAACCAGTGGGGCGGCCCGCCGTGACCGGCGAGCGCCAGGGCTAACTGGCGCTCTTCGAGTTTGGGACCGTCTCCCCACCGAGCAGCCCGCTAATCAGGCTGTCAAACTCGGTAGCCGAGCACATGTCCAGTGCTTCGTCGATGCTGGTTCCGTCGTCTGTCTCCAGGTTCCCGCGTATCAGCTCTTCTACGGCTTCCATCGCCGTGACCATCTGCGCGATACTGCGCTCTTCGCGCGCGCCTTCGAGCGCGGCGAGCGCGCGGAACAACTGCTTGCGCTGACGGTAGGAGCCCTTTGCCGCCATGTCGATGGGCGTCACAGTGAGAGTGGTCATGGCAGCGCGCTCAGGTTATTGGTGATCTTGAACTTGACCCAGCTATCCGTGCTCCATTGCGTGTTGACGGTGCCGTTCCAGGTGAGCGAAACCGTCATGTTCCCGTCGCGGTCGGAGAACAGCTCGATGTTATCCACGAGCGTGCCGGCAAAGTCCAACGTCGCCTCGCGCGCGGTGGTGTCGCTCCCCGTCGTCGCCCTCAACCGTATCTGCCGCTGCGTGAGCGTCCCATTCGCCAGCGCGTCAACAACAGCCTTGGCAGAACTGTTGAACTCAAGCACGGTCACGAGCTGGCCCTCCCATCGGTTCTCACCATAGGCCGCCGGATGCACCGAACCAACGAATGTCTTCAGGTGCCGGCCTGGGTTCACCGTCAGATCGGCGCTGATGAGCGTCGCCGCCACTTCGGTGTTGCCGATGGTCGCTGAGGTCCATGAGTCCATATAAAGCTTCGTGTCCGACGCCCGGATCAGGTCCACGGTGCGGTCTGCGCACGTCGAAACGGCGGCCGTCGTCACCGCGTAGCCGAGCAGGTCCACACCGACGGTCCACACCTGCCCCGACTCGATACCCACAGACAGGTTGTTGACGATAGCCCCGTCCAGTTCGTAGAAGGCGTCCATCGTGCCGAACCCGACGGTGTAGTGCTGCGGCGTAGTGCTGGCCGCCGTCGGTGCGATGTAGTTGTACGTGTACGTCGTATGCGCGGCTGCGCTCGCCGTAGCCGGCCCGAAGATACCGTCCAGCCAGTAGCAGATGTCCTGGTACGACGCGCGCTGTTCCACCGCGCCCTCGCCGTGGTACTCGGCCAGCGCGGCGACGGTGCCGGGTGCCAGCGTGCCAACCAGTTCCGGCGTGTCTACCGTTGGCACGATAGACAGACTCGCATCCGTGAGGCCCATGAGCTTCGCTGTCGGCGCCTTCGTGGAGGCGCCCCACGTATTCAGTTGTTCTTTCCCCAAATAAACGGTCCGCAATACTGACGCAGGCATGATGCGCCCCCTTCTAGTCCGACTTCTCTACGACACTAACTCTGTACACGAATCCCCAATACGGGATTTGGCCCCATTGCAACTCGAAACCACCTCCCGACACGCCGCTATCTCGCACGGCGCTGATGTGGTCTACGGTGTTACCCAGGTCCGGGTCGCCCAGGTACGCCGCTCCGAAATCCTCCAACAACGCGACGCAGGTCGCATAGCCCTGGTCCGGGCCGGCGATCCCCTGCGCAACCGCCTGGACGTAGACGCGCACGATGTAGGTGCGGTCCTGCCGCTTCAGTCCGATAGCCTGGAGGTCCCACGTCGCCTCACCCGGCCACACCAACGCGCACGGGAGCGTCACCTGGTCGAGGTTCGACGGCATGGTGGTTGGTGCGCTGTTCACGCCGGATATCGCCGCGTGTAGCGTCTGCAGCGCCGTCACGGTCGTACTGACAGTCACACAACCACCCCCTTATACGCGCACTCCAACCGCTCGCGCGCCGCGCAGATGTCCGCCGCCGATAGCGCGTCGGTGCGGTGTGAGCACGTGTACTCACCCGGCCGGCCCTTGTACCAAGTTGATGGGCCCTCGACGGTGATCCCATCCGGCGTGTCGTACAATGGCGCGCCCGGATAGACCTGCAGCATGCTTACGTCGATATCGTCTGGCTGCGTCTGCTCAATGAACCGCCCTGTTTCAGCAATGGTCTCCGCCGTCTCGCCGGGTAGACCCACGATGAGGAACGCTTTCACCCGCACCCCGGCGTCGTGTGCCCAGCGGATCGCGTCCGCCTGCCTTTGCACCGTCTCGCCCTTGCGAATGCGGCGCAGAATCTCATTGCTGCCAGACTCCACACCCAGCCCGATCTCGGCGCAACCTGACGCGCCCATGAGTTTGAGCGTCCCGGCGTCCACCTGGTCGGCTCTGACGAAGCAGCGCCACGCCATGTCCAAGTCCCGCAACCCGTCGCACAGCACGCGCAGACGGGCCCTGTCGATTGCCAGGCTATCGTCGTAGAAATGCACGGCCGGCCAGCAGTCCCGTATCAGGCACATCTCGCGGATCACGTTCTGCGCACTGCGCGCCGTGTAGTTGTGGCCCCAAACGGCGTGGCTGCAGAACGCGCAGCGGTGTGGGCAACCGCGAGACGTGATCGCCGTGGCACAACGGTGCTCCACGCCGGCCGAGTCGCGTAACGTGTAGTGGTAGCGCCCCGCCTGCGAACGGTCCGGGAACGGCAGCGCATCCAGGTCACGGATGCGGCCGGCGTTGACGATAGATGCGTCCGGCAGCGGCTTTGCCAGCAACTCCGGCAGCACGTACTCGCCTTCCCCGCGCAGAACGGTCACGTCCCCCATTGCCAGCACGTCCTGAGGTGCAGCGCTCGCGTGCGGCCCCCCGACGATAATCGGCGTGCTTCCTGCCGCGCGTATAACGCGCGTCATATCGTCCCGTTGCGGCGTCGTGCCCGTCACGCACCACACGTCGCAATCGTCCGGCAGCGCATCGCCGAGACCCCGGTCTACATAGACTGGCTCGTGGCCCGCACGCTGCAGCGCCGCACCCAGATACCAGAGCCCCAAGGGCCCGTGCACGCCGGCGTCTATCAGAAATGGTGACGACGGTTGAATCAGCGCGATTCTCATGCCGGCTGTACCCCGTGCTCCATCAGCCACTGGCGGTAGTCCTCACCGTCTATCAGCCGGTCCCCGATGTGTGGACTCGTGGTGGTCGTGTCGCACCACAGGCTGATCCCGTGCGCCCGGCACAACTTCGAGAACCACATGTCCGTACCCGGCCAGTCCTGCAGGTTGGTATAGTCGTAGGCGAACCACGGCTTCGGCAACCGCTCGAATACCGAACGCTGAATCATTATCGAGCCGGAGCCGAGCGCATCCACCGATACCGCCCCCTGATGCCAGGCGGCCATGCGCCGGAACGTCCCGTCGCCTGGATCGATAAACGCACATGGATCGAACGGCGCACCCCGGCGGAAGTTCAACCCGCCGATAACCTCGATCTGGCCCGGATAGGCACGGAACCAGCGCGCCAATCGCTGTACCACGTCGGGCGGATGGACGTGGTCCGAGTCGAGCATCAGCAGGTGCGTGAACTTGCTCTCCAATAGGTATTCGCCGAACTTGCACCGGGCGATGTCGTTGCGCGTGTACTCCAGGCGTCCGAGCGGCCAGCCCTGTTGCAGAATGTTGCTGAACCCGAAGAACGCGAGCTGGCCGATGGTGCGCTCCATTGGCACCGCGAGCAGCACCCGAATGTCCGGGTCCTGCGGCGTAACGATAGCGTGCCCAGTCGGTTCCGGGAGCACGATCCGCTCTACACTGGCCTCTCGCCAGTCGTCGTCGTGCACCTGCCCATCACTCAGAATCAGCCCCTCCGCGATGGTCACTAGCGCAACCTCCTGTAACTATCCAGAAGCTCTCTTACATCCCGCGGCATTCCCTGCGGCACCTGCATCACGCCGGCATCCGGGTAGACGGTTACGTCAAACACGCTCGCGTCCTTCTGCGCGTACATGTACGCCGCCAGCCGGATCGTCGCCTGCTGCACATCGGCTGGCGCCGAGGTACTGTATCCCCAGCGCCCGTATACTTTCACCGCGTCCTCCGGCGCCCCGGTATATGTCCAGTTGTCGTCTGCCAGCGCCGTCAGGCGGATCGAGTGGTACGGCGTCACGTGCCGCGGCTCCGTCACGTAGTGCGTCGTGCCCACGGTATTGCCGTCGCCGTTGGTGATCGTCGTGATGGATACCAGGTCATCATCCAGATACAGCGTGCGCAGGTCGTCCGATGTGTCGCGTATGGCGTCGAAGTAGTGCGTGCTGGCCGTCGTGGGCGCCACGAACACCCGGCCGCAATAGGTTTCCACCTGCGATTGCGCGCGCTCCAACAGGTCGCCTATCAGCACGTCCTCTTTCGTCGACGTGATCCCCCGGTAGTTCTTGAACTGCGGTATCGTGACGTACACGCTCACCCCCTAGGCGATCTGCCGCCGCACCTGGAAGTAGTGCTCCTCTGCCGCAACCAATGTGCCCGTTCCTACCCAGCGCACTGGGTAAAAGCCGGATTCGTCTACGGTTACGTCGACGTAGTAGTCGCCGGTGTCCGACTTCACGACTTCCGCGTCGGTGCCATAGACGTAGCTCGACGTGTGCGTCGGTTTGTGCACGTAGACGGTGACGGCCGTCGGGTCGGTACTCGTACCGGCAACTGTGGCAAACGTCACGCTGCAGCGCACCACGTCGCCAATGTCATATGTGTTCGCCATGCTATTCGTCTCCCGGTGTGGCTCTGCCGCGTGCTGTATCGCTCACGCTTGCCCCGTATCGCAATGCGTCACTCACGCCCGCCCCATAGAGCGCCGCGTCGCTCACCGATGCACGCCCCCGGCGTAGCGCGTAGACGCTGCCGCTAGCGGCCAGTAGGATCGCCAGCGTCGTCAGTTCCGCTGCGCCCGTGATCGCCGGCGGTGTGTTGATGCCCGCTGCGGCGATCTGTGCCGCCTGCGCAAACAGGCTGGCCGTTCCGGTAATCGCCGGTGGTGTGTTGACACCGGTACCTGCTATGGCCGCAGGCTGTATCGCAATCGCGCCCGTGCCCGTGACGGCGGGCGGCGTATACATTCCCGACGCGGCGATCTGCGCCGGCTGCAGCGCAATCGCACCTTCACCGGTAATGGGCGGTGCACCGGTGCTGCCCGTACCGGCGATCTGCGTCAGTTGGATCGCAAGTGATCCCGTACCGGTGAGCGCCAGGATGCTCGCACCGGTCGCCGCCATCGCTACCAGCTGTACTCCCAGCGCACCCGTACCGGTGATTGCCAGCGGGGTATTCACGCCCTCGCCGTCTACGGCTACGGGTTGTGTGACCAGCGCGCCGGTCCCAGTGATTGCCGGTGGCCTGTTCGCGCCGGTAGCCGCGACTGCGACAGCCTGCGCAGCCAGCGCGGCGGTACCTGTCAGATCGAGTATGTTCGTGCCCGTAGCCGCCAGCGCGGCCGGTTGCGCGGACAGCGATGCGGCTCCCGTAAGGCCCATCGTGCCAGTGCCGCCCAGCGCAGTAGGCTGTGCAGCAAATGCGCCCTCACCGGTGATCGCCAGAAATTGCTCGCCTGTTGCCGTGAGCGCCGTTCGCACCGTGGCAAACGCATCCGTGCCGGTGATTGCGAGGAGCTGCGTGCCGACTGCGCCTATCGCTGTCGGCCGCGTGGCAATGGCGCCGGTGCCGGTACCGCCGCTCTCCGTGTACTCCACAACGAGCTTTGGACGGTTCGCGGTGGTCGCGTGGTCACTCGCACAGAATCGATGGGCTGTCCATTCGGTGCCCTCGTCTGTCGGGTTCCGTACCCACCACCCGTAGTTGGTGGCGGCCTCGTCTACCCAATCCTGAACGTCTGCCGCTACGGCCCACTCGTACCAGCCGCTGCTGGCCGTCGCGTCACTCGCCGTCGCATCTGTGGCCCAGTCGCTACCGGCCGCACCACCTGCACCACCAGCCCATGCCACGGATCCGCTGTGATTGCGATAGTTCCAGGTGGAGCCGTCGCCGGACGGCGCGCCGCCATCGCTATCACCCTCATACCATTGCGTCAATGCGCGGTGGACGGTGTTGGCGTTCGCTGAGTTGTCTTCGTAGCAGTACAGCGACAGCGCGGCGCTGTCGATAGTCGAACCGGGCTCGATGCTGGAAACGTCAAACAGGAGCTGTGTGCGACAGATCTGGCCTGCCTCGATAAACCCGCCAACGTCCAGGCCAGCATTGGCACCAAAGTTGTAGTTCGCGTATGCGTTCTTGATGTGGGTGTCGGTGTTCGCCCCCGCCCCGCCCTCGCTCAGGGTCAGCGTCGGGTCTACGACCACCGGGTACGCCGCACTCAGCAACCACTCTCGCGGCACGCGCACCGTACAGAAGTATGAGCCACCCTGTCGTCGCACCTCGTACTGCGCTGCAATCGTCTCGCCGTTGGCGTCCGTGGCAACGGGTGCGTCCGCATGCCAAAGCACTTCGCCGGTGGCGATGTTGCGGAACTCGATACGGTTGCTCGTTCGCACCCGGACGTTGTTGGCACGCGGCCAGCGCACCCCATCCAGCCACAGGTCCACGCCGGCGCTATTCGTCAGCGTGAACTCGGCCTCAAACTGGATGGTGCCCGTGACGGTCGGCGTCGGCAGGCTTGCGGCGCTGTCGATGGTGATGTGCTTGATGAGCCGCTTCGGGTGCGCGATGTACTCAAAGTGCCTACCTGCGCCGTAGGCCGCCGGGAAGGAAAGCGTCGCGTCACTGGCTCGGCCGGTGATCGCCGCCTTGATGGCGATCTGCTGGCGGCTGTTGTCCTGGTTGATCCAGTTGATCGATTGTGGGTCGAACGTCACCCACTGGTCGCCGATGCGAAACTCAACCAAGTTGCCAACGTTGAACACCGACCGCGCATGGAACTGGTAGTCGGTCGCGGCGATCTTCCACTGCCATGCGCCGGTATCCGCCACCCATGTCGCGTCGATCTCCGTCTCGGAGCCGCGCAGGTGCAGCGGTTCAATCGTGCTGACCCAGCGACGCTTGCCGCCGCCCAGGTCGAACTCGATGAACCGCCGCCCGCGCCGGGTAACGGTCAGCCCCTGATTCTCTTGTCGTATCAGTGCAGCACGGTTTGCCACGCGCTAGCTCCTGTTACGCACTCCGCGGCACTGTCACCGTCAACGCCGATATAGCCACGTTTGCCCCGGCCTGGACCGTCACAGAGTTCAGCGCCAGGTTGAAGTCCGCGGCCGTCTTACCGATGTTGCCGTCAAACAGCGCCGTATTTCCGGCGGCCATGAGGATGCGGAACCACGCCGCGGTCCCGGCGGTGTCCGCACTGCTATCCGCCGTGATCGTTTGCGCCGTCGCGACACCGGCAGTGCTGTCACCGAACGCGGTCGCATTGAGCGTCAGCGTCGCCAGCAGGACATGCGTCGCCCACGTGGCGCTGTTCACGGTCGCCGGCTGCGTGCCGGTATAGATGCGCACGAGCCCGCTATTCAGTTCGTCGACCATCGCGTTGCACGCCTTGTTGGCCGCGTAGTACGAAATTCTTGGTGTCTTTGCCATGTGTACTCCTTACAACAGCCGCCCTACAATACCGACTACGCCGTGCGTGCTCTGCGCCTCTGCCGTACCGCGCGCGAGCGTGCCCACGAGCCGGATGTAGCGGCACCCCGTAAAGATATACGGGTCCAGCCGCACCGCCCGCGAGGGCTGTACCGCCACGGTGTAGGCGGTGCCAGCCGACCATAGCTCCCGATACGTCGTGCCGTCGTCCGACAGGTCCACGTGCACGATTGCCGCCGTCGTTGACCATTCCGCCGGCATCAGCAGCCGCACCGGGCAACGCCCGCCCAGGTCCACGGCGGCGCATTGCGTGCCCGTGGCGATGAACGCCGAGTTGTACGTATCGACGAAACTGGCGTCAGCGACCTCATGCGCACTCTTGAAATCGGCCATAGAGACCCCCTCGGCGTCGGGTAGGGCCAGCGGTCAGCCCTACCCACTGCCACTATCAGCGACGCACTATCAGTCCGCGTCCGTCTCGATTTCCGCCACAGTGGCCAAATCGTAGTCGGACGCCGGCCCGTACCGTGACGTATCACCCAGCACGACCACATTGGCAATCGCTTTCAGCGTGCCATTGATCACGCGCGCGCGGAAGAATCGGCCAGTCCCGGTCCGCGCCGTCTTCTTTCCCAGCATCTCCGAGCGCACCTCTGCGATGCACTGGTAAGCCCTGGTCGTGGTCGGCAGCTGCAACCCGGTCATCGTGATGATGGCCGTGCTCGCGCATTTGCCGGTGTTCGTCGCGTCGAAAATCTTGAGCGTGAGACCGCCGTGCGTCGTGCTCACCGTGCCCGTGACCTTGCCCTGCAGGATCACCATCGCCCGCCGGAAAATGTCCATGTCGATGGTCGCCGTGGCCTTCGATGTGGCCGCGAAACCGTGCGACGTGGAGATATAGCCAACGAGCGCCAGCTGTTCGGAAAGCGCCTGTACCATCGTTATGACCTCCCTATCACGCGCCAGCGAGGCTGATGAACGGGCTCATGGTGTTCGAGCCGTCCGCCAGGTACACCGCCTGCGACAGCGCCGGCTGGCCGTCCACGTACTCGGTGAACCGCCACGTGCCCTGGTTGTTGATGAACTTGTAGTGCTCCGAAAAATCGATCTGAATGCCCGTTCGCGCACCGATCAGGTAGTACGAGAAGTCCGCGAGGAGCATTCCACCGACGGCCGTAGCCGCAGCACTGGCCGGGAACACCGGCATCTTCTCGGAGAAGATCACCGGCTTGCCGAACAGCGTCATCGGCAGGCTCTCGCGCGCGTTCGGAATCCAGATTACGTTGTTGGCCGCACCGGAACCGTCCGCCAGAGCCACCAGGTAGGTGATAGCGGTCGGGTGTGCGACCCAGACGCCGGCGCTCGGGCTAGACGTGAGGAACTTGGCGAGCATCCCCGCCGCATCCGCCAGGACGAACGTTGTGGCACCAGCAACCTCATTGACCAGAACCGAACTGTTGAAGATGCCCAAGGGTTGCCCGGACCCGGTGCCCCGCAGGAACGCATAGTCCTCGTACCAGGCGATAGCCTCACCGAACAGGCCGGTGAGCAGGGTCGCCAGTGTCGGCCCGGCGTCCTGTCGGAGCATGTTGCTTGCCACGGTGTAGCCCGACAGCTCGTGGTACTGCAGCTTGATCGTCTTGAAGGTGGGCTCGGTCTCGGTCTTGGTCCCGGCCTCTTCCGTCCACGTCGCCACGACGCCGCCCAGTCGGTGCGGCTGCCCCGCCGTAGTGCCCGTGTAGTCCAGTGCAGGATAGTTGAACTCGCGCGAGGTCATCGGAATCACGCGCGCACGCGGACGCACGACGCTGTTCTCCGACGCGATGCGCAGGATGTCCCGCGAGTACTCTGGCGGAACCAGATAGCCGCCGATGTTGCCGTCGCTCTCCGCCAGGGCCGTCTTGGTGCTCCCGTACACCGTTTCAAGGCGCTTCGTGTCGCCGCGCTGTACGGCGATGCACCAGTCTCCGAAATCCTTGACCTCGGGATGGTCCTTGCCTTCCGGCTGCGTGTTGAAGGTCTTTTCGACCGCCGGAATCTCCTTCAGCTCTGCGATGGCCTTCGTTACAGCCGCCTCAGCCGCCGCCTGCGCGATGGCCGCCACGTCCACCTGCGGCGTGGCCTTCACTTCCTCTGCCATGTTGGTCTCCCTATCGTGTATCATTACTATCGATGGCTCGGCTTTGACCGTGCTCTCCGTCGCGTCCGCCGCAGGTTCCTCACCTGCCTCTGGCAGAATCGCCTTGACGTACGGCTCCGTCTCCGCCAATGACCGCAACTCGTGGACCCCGAGCGTGCGCGGCTCTGCCGGCGTCGGGGTCAAACTGAACTCGGCAATCGGCCAGACCGTGATTGTCTTGCCCTCGCGCGCCGTGAGGTGGCCGACCGCACCAGACGACCAGCCGAGTTTGCCTTCCTCGGCCAGCTCGCGGATGCCCTCCGCGTATTCGTCGCTCAGAGCGATCTGCGCCTCTACCCAGAGCCCGGCGTCCTGCGGCTCGACCGTCGCGTGCCCGAGCATCCTGGTTTTCAGCGTCTTATCCTTGCCGTGCTGGTAGAGCACCGGCGGCGTGCGCGATAGGCGATCCAGCCAGAAGTCGGTCTCCTTCGTGAACGTTTCGCCTTCGAGGTCTGCGCCGCCATACACGACGCCGTACCCGCCTAGGGTAACGTGCGTATCGGTGCTCTTGACTACGCGCGCCCGTACGCTCGGCTCGTTGGCGTAGAGCGCGGCCATCTGCTTTTGCGCGGCCTCCTCGGACGGGTGACAGCCGAGTGTGTCCCCTACCGGGTTGTGCTCCGCGTCGTGCTTGTACACGCACCATTGATCGTCTTTGTGCACTATCATCCAGGGCATATCGACCTCCGTAGAATGCAAATCGGCCCACCCCGCCGGAGTGGGCTTGCGCCGTGTCCGTCGTTGTGAGCCGAGACCCGTTACTGGGTGTGGGCTATGCGGTTTTGCTATTTAGCCTGCGTCAACCACCGTTTCTCTATCGCCGCGCATATCATCAGGAGCGCGCGGCGGATCATCGTCCAGAACGCGCGATCATCCACGCTTCATAAACTCCGCGCACCAGACCGTCAGCTTCGGGTGCGCAATTTCCAGGCCCCCCGGCAGCCGTTCGCAACCGTCCAGCCACGACTCCACCAGCGATACCGGCAGCAACCGATGCGCGTTGAACAGCGTGCGGTACTCCGGCCCCGTCGGGAAGGATAATAGCAACCGCCCGCCGGGCCGTAGCACGCGCTGCAGCTCCCGACATGCGCGCTCGCTCCCCGCCGGGTCCAGTGCGTCACCGTACCGCCCGAGCCCGATGTGCTCGATGACGCTCAGACTGCTCGCCATAGGCACGCTATCGTCCTCAAACGGCAGCGCCGTTATGTCGCCCCGCTGGCACGTCAGCCCCGGCAGGGACACCGCCAGCGGTCGCAGATCCACCGACGTTACCGGCACAACCATCGACAGAATGCCGACGAGGAGCGCCGTACTGCCCACGTCCAAGAGCCAATCGGGCTGCGCCTCTACCACGCGCGTGTATGCCCACACGTCCTGGTAAAAGTACCACTGGTCTAGCGGCGTCGTCGCCGTGCGTTCGTCCAGGCACCGCCACGGCGTCACGGGCTCCGGCGCAATCGCCTCGTAATCGCGGCATGCTTGCCAGTACCAGGCGTCTGTCATAGCACACCCAGCGCGCTGAACGCGACCTCAAACCGCCGCCGCCAACTGTGCTCACGTCGCGCGCGCTCCGCCCCGGCGTGTCGTATCGTCTCGGCCTCCCACGGGTGCGCCAGGTAGTTGTCGATCTGCTCTATTAGGTCCGGCACCGTCGCCCACGTGTCGATCTCGCGGCCTATCTCGTACCAGTCGGCCAGCTCCGGGTTGTACTGCGTCAGGTACATCGCGCCCGCCATCGGCGCCTCAAAATCGCGGCCCTTCAGGCTCAACTTGACCGGATCGCCCGTCTCCCCAATGCCCAAGGTGATCACCGCGCGGTTCATCAGGCCCACCATCGTCGGTGTATCCACCGGCCCGTTCGGCCAGCCCTGCCCGTAGCACGTCACGTCGATACCGGCCTCTGCGAGCTGCGCCACAATCTCGGCCCTGCGCCCGTAGCACTTGCCGACGAATAGCACTGGGATATCGCGCTCGCAGTCCCTTGGCACGAATACGGCCGGGTTCGCCCCCGCCGGCAGGTAGATCGCGCGCGCGCCGTGCTCCGCGTACCAGTCCAGCGCCGTCGGGTCGGAGGTCCAGCACAGATCAAACGCGCTGATTATGTCCACCATGCCGGCCCATCCGGTCGGCTCCAGCGCGCTGTATCTGTGCGTCTTGTCATCCAACGACATGTTCACCGACGGCACCCCGTACAGCCGAATCGCCTCGATAGTCCCCCGAAACACGTGACGACCACACAGGTAGCCAAAGAACACGTCCGGCTTCGGCCCTTCGAGCACGCGCGATAGCAACCGCGCATTCATGCGCTGCTTCGCGCCGTAGTGCCAACCGGCGGCGTACTGGTCGAACTCTGGACTGTCCTTCAGCCAGTCGTAGTGCGTATGCTCCCCGAACGAATCGAGCGCCGGCCCGAGGTTGTGATCCTCCCAATTGCAGTGCTGGTAGGCGGAGAATATGCGCAACGCGCGCGGCTCTGCGCCCCGCCCGGCTAGGATGTAGCGGTCCGCGATGCTCATGCGCCCACCGCCTTTAGCATCTCGGCCGCCCGGTGCTGGTAGGTGTGGCGTAGCGCCCATCGCCGCCACTGGTCGCCCATTGGCCCGGCAAAGTCGTGATTCTTCAGGAGCACGCTAATCATGGCGTGCATACCTATATCGTCCTGGTACTGGCCGATCGGTGCCTCTAGCGCATCCAGTCCCTCTACCGCATCTGTCACCACCGGCCGGCCCGAGCACGCTGCCTCGAATACCCGCATATTCAACTCGCCCATCACCGACTTGTTGAATGCCACCCGTGCGCTCGCATATACGTCCGCCATATCCTTGAAGTACACGCCCTCGACAAAGTTGCACCGATACCGCTTCTGCAACTCTGCCAGCGTGCGCCGCCGGTCCGCATACAACGGCGAATCCCCATAGCAGTGGCCCACGAAGGCCACGTCATACTCCGGCGGCCTCGTGCGCGTCGGCGTGTGCAGCTCCGGGTCGCACGCCATCGGCAGCCAATGCGCGTTTGGCCCGTACTCGCCCACATAGCGGATGTCCGCCACGAACACGTGGTCATACCGCCGCGCATCCGGGATGTGCCACGTGCGCTGCGTGTGCGAGTCGATGTACAGCGCACACGACAGAATGCCGCTAAATATCGCCCTCGGTCGTATCCCCCCACCCGCCTCAATCCAGAGGAAAAGGTCCGGCAGCGGATCATGTGTCGCCCATGCCCAATCGTCCGGTGGGCAGGTCGTCACCTCGTGCCCCATCGCCCGGAACGCGCGCTCGTAGTACACCGCCGTCGTGTAAGGCTTGTAGGCGTAGGAGAGCAATATCCTCATGCCGGCCTCAGCATGACGTCGATAAACCGGTCCCTCTCCCGCTTGTAGATCACCTTCCAGGGCAGAATCCCGTACTGCTGGCCGTACTCCTGCCAGCGCCGGTGCTCGCCGTCGAAGTAGTCCCACGTACTCATGGTGAACACGCGCACGTGCGTCGGGTCCGAGAACGCCGCGTCCAGGCTCTTGCCGGCGTTCGGGACGGTGATGTGCATGCGGCCGGACGGCCGCATGGCCTCGTGGCAGCTGTTCATCAGCGGTATCAGGTTGTGAACGTGCTCCAGGAGGTTATCGGCCACGATCACGTCTACGGCGTCAAAGTCCGTCAAACCGTCCTCAAGGTCGGCCTCGAACACCTGCGTGCCGCCTACCCTGTCTACGCCGATAAACCCGCGCCTTGGCTGCTTGCCGCAACCCAAGTCGAGCATCATGCGCGTGCAAGGCACATCCGCCATGATCCGCTTCGCGCATTCTGCGAACGTCGGCACTATCTCGCCGCGCGTCGCCAGAATGTCGTAGTGCCTGGGATTGTGCATCCCCCACTTTTCCATGTCCGGGTGCGTCTGGTTCGGCAACTCCTCGGCCGAGGCGTACAGCGCATTCAGGTCCGCGTGCGCGTACTCCACACCGCCCAGCGTGGCGCCCTCCGGCAGGTGCCCCGGCCAGCCCTCGCCCCACACCGTCAACGGATACTGCGTCGCCGGCAGCACGCGCCCCGGTCGCCAGTTGCCCACGAATACCGCGCGCGGCTCGCGTGCCACGTCCATCGGCACAAAGTCGCTCGCCCCCGACAGGTGTTCGCACTCGACGCCCAGCCCGCGCAGATGCTCCGTGAACTCCGCGCTCTCGGCATACACCGCGTCGTACTGCCAGCACTCCGCCGGCGTCACCATGTCCGGGTGGCCGATGATCCAGAGCACGTTGTACGTCTCCGGCGGCAGGTTCTGGATCGATGGCCCATGGCAATTGACAATCACGTCCGCCTGGTCGATAGCCCCGACGATGGTATGCCCCTGCGCCTCAAGCGCCTTGCACAGCGAGTCCTTGAACCAGTAGTCCCCCCAGCGCAACCGCCGCGCTTCGTCGCGTTCCGTGTCGCTCGCCGCTACAACGATGATGTTCAACGTGTCTCCCCCCTCAGTCTCGCGTTCGCCCTCTCCATGCCCTCCAAGAGCTCCGCCTTGCCGTGCAACCACCCCTCCATAGCCGCCACGTCCTTCGGGAAACAGGCGCCCCCATAGCCGCGGTGTCCGTCCAGCCAGACGTTCCAGTAGCGATTGGTGCTCTCCTCTGACACGTACCCGAACTCCGGCAGCAGCCGCCGCACTGCCTCGAAGTCCGCCGCCCCTCGTTTCGCCGCGTCATATATCAGGTTGGCAAACGTCACCTGCAGCGCCCCGTGCACATTGTGCGCATACTTGATCAGCTCGGCATTCGCGCGCGTGGTGTATTCTGCGCGGTAGAACGCGTCGTAGGATAGCCGCGGCTCCCAGACCGCACGCCAGAGCGCAATGTCACCGCCGCCCAAAATGCTGATGTGCGCCTTGCGGAAATCGGCGTCCGCCGTTCGCGCGCTCAGGAACTCCGGCCAGTGGTAGACGTTCCACTCCGGATGCGTCTCGGCTATCGCGTCGCAGGTCCCCGGCAGCACCGTCGACCGGATCACTACGTTACAGCGCCTATCCACCAGCCGATGCAGCACGTCCCACAAGGGGCCCTGGTCCTGCTCGCCGTCTATCGTCGGTGTCGGCACGCACACAAACGCCCATTCGCAATCGTCCGCGCCATCGTCTGCCGCATCCAGCGACAGGCCGCGCACGTCGAGGTCCTCCTGCCCCGATAGATACCGGTACAGCACGCCCCCCACAACGCCCGTGTGCCCATAGACTGTGACTCGCATATCCCCCTTCACCACTCTTTGAGCGCGTCGGACAGCGCATTCTCTGCCGCCTTCTGCACGTTTGCACGCTCTATCGCCTGTTCGTCCGTCACCCAGCCGGTCGCCGCGTGCTGCCGCGTCTGCTTCTCCTTGCTCTGGACATATGGCGCATAGGCTATGTCGCCGGGACCCAATACGGCGTCCAGACCGCGATTCTCGGTAGTCCATGATTTCTCTAGCGTCTTCGACCAATCATCGGTGCCACGTGCATATTGCGGTGGCAGATTGTCCCGTTTGCGTGCCCAGAAATACCAGGCGCGTTGTTTCGCTGATGCCCAGATGACGGGACTATGCGACGGGGGCGGTTTGACGGCGATCTGGGTCTTGATCGCCTCCGCCACATCGCGCGTCACAGCCTTGATAATCGTGTCGGCACCGGCGCCGTACTTCCTCACGAGCGCGTCGAGGCCGCGTATCTCAACCGTGATGTTGGTCATCCCGCCCTCACGAATGTTGTCCAACAGCGGCAGTTCGGGTGCGCCGGCGGACCATCAGCGGCACCAGCAAAGATACCGGCCCATTCTGTCTCAAGCCTGCTCTCCAAGGCCTGGCAGTGCTCGCACACGCGCTTTTCGTCACCTGACGTGTTCCATTTGCGCAATCGTCGCAAGCCGGCAGCCGCCAACTCCTTCTGTATCAGCACCTGCCCTTGCGCATACGCGCGCGTGGTCTCCGTTACCGCTATCGTCTGCGCCCTGCGCTCTCCGAACGCCGGCTCTAGGCTCGCACGCAGGTCGCCCAGGCGCATTCCCGGCGTTTCCACAAACGCCGTCACCTGCCGCCGCACATAGTCGAGCGTGTTCTGGTCGATCTGCCGTATCAGCTGGCCCACGTACTCGCTCGCCCAGTCCGCGGCCTCGCGTGCAATCACCGCCTCGTCCCAGAGCACCGTCACCGTAACGGCCTCACCGGCAATCGCGGCCAGCACCGCGCGCTCAACCTCTGGCCGAATGGCGGCCAGCATCAGCCCTGCCTCAGTAGCCCAGAACTCATCTGACAACCGACTCACGTCCGGCGGATTGCCCAGCGCGCGCATCACCGCATTGGCCTGTCCGCCGAGGCGTTCTTTGAGCAACTTGTACAGCGCGGCCTGCGCCCTGTCCTTGCTCTTTGCCAGCGGATCGCCCGGGTCATGGGTAGGCAAACCCTTCGTCACCGCGCCGAAAGGGGCCGGCGAAAGCGGCCCTTACCTCCTCCTCACTCTGCGCCGCGGCCAGCCGTTCGCGTATCGTCGCCTGTTCGTCTATCGTCAGCGCGTCGGTATCGAAGTCGACGGCTGCGCCCTTGCCGTCCCGGAACGCCTTCAGGCTCTTGCGCTGCCAGCGCCGCATCTCCTCACGCTGTTCGCCGGGCGGCGCTTCCTCGCCCGGTGCCGGTTTGCGCGCCTGGGCAATCTCTAGCGCCTGCGCCTGCGCCTGCGCCCTCTCTTCCTCTAGCAGCGCCCTGAGCTCCTCATACGTCATCTCGTTCGGGAGGTCGATACCCAGCAACTCCATTGCCAGGTACAGAGGCACCCCGGCGGACGTGTACTGCGCCAACGCCTGGCCGCGCTCCGCTTCGTCCGCCTGGAATATGTCGAGTGACTGCCAATCGATGACGCACCGCAATCCCTGCGGCTCGAATATCTGCTGGTTCAGCGACGCCTCGATGATCGTCGCCTCCGGCACCACGGTCTCCGAGTAGAACGCCTGATGGTGCTCTACGGCAGTGTTGTGTACGACAATGCCCTCGGCAATGAAGGTGTGGGAACCGTGCGTGCACAGGTCGTATACCACACACGGCTCTGCCTCGCGCACGACGCTCTTCACTCGCTCGACACCTAGCCCGTCGGGAATCTCTAGATTCCACACGCAACAGGTAGATCCGGAGATATATCGCCCGTCGCGCGACCCCTTGCCCTCGTATTGCAGTCGCTCGATGTACCGCTCATCGTGCGAACCGACGGATCGGTTGTATTTGGCATATCCGCAGATGAAGCGGTGCAGCTCAATAGGCCCATAGTTGCCCATGCGCCCGGTATCGCTCGTGACGTTTGAGACAGGGATACCGCACGAAACACACAACGCCCGTATCTGATGAATGAGCGCCTTATTGCACGCCCCAAAGGCCAAGCGGCCATCCTTGCCCACGGTGCCATCGGCGTCCAAATAACCGCGGAGGAAGGCCAAACGTAGCGGTCGCGCCGCCGCAAAGACCCAGCCGGGGACCGTCTTGGTTCTAGCCTTGCCCGTTAGACCCAAAGAGCGGAATAGCTTATAGGCGCGTTTACTTCCGACCGTGAAGATATATTCGCGCTGTCGTGCGCTAATGGGTCCATAGTCGCGGTTGCGCCCCCGCCCCGGTTCGCCGCGTGTAGTACTTGGCTCAAACACACGCCGTGCTACCGCTGCGTAGTAGTCCTGCAGTGGCCCAGCGGGTATGGCAAACCGCAGTCCGTCGCGCTCGCTGCCGTCACCGTCACCCATATACAAACCAGCGATTTCCATGAATTCTTCAGTAAGCGGTATATCGTCCACAGAAGATTGGCCCTGGTCTGGCAATTCCTCGACGGTGACAATCAGGTCGCCTTCGGCAATCTGATCTGCCCGCTTCCATATTAGGTTGGCGCCTTGGCGCTGATAGGGACCGAGTCCCGGTGTCACCTCTACGCACATAATCGGGTGGTTGTCACTGGCCCGTAGCGTGCGATGCGGCGTGGTGATCTGATAGATGGTGGCGGGGATGGGCTGCGGAATGATCGCATCGACGACATTTTCCGTGATCCCATAGGCGTTCATCTGCCAGATGTGATCTCCGCGCCCTAGGCACATAATCGGCGTAGGCCCGTCCGGCGTCCACACCAATTGATCGCCCGGCAAGCATGCGTAATTTGCGGCGTCCTCCAGCATCGTCTGTGGCACGCCGGCGGCGACGGCAATCTGCTGGCGTATCGCCATAAGCAGCTCGGGCATCGCCAACTGGTCCGTCGGATAGCCCACAACCACCGGCTTCACCGTGGCACGAACGGCGACGCTCTCCCACGCGCGCTTGACGCCCTGCAGCATCCGCCGCCACCACTGTTCGAGGCGGTCCAGTTCCTCACGTGACGGGTTGCCCTCTACCGACAATAATGTGCCCGGCATGGCGCCGCGCTCGAAGAACTCACTGGCGAACTGGTTCATAAACTTGGCGACGCCGGCTTCCGTGAGGATACCGCTGACCCAGCCCTTGCCGGGTCCTATCTCGGCAACCAGATTCGGCGCCCACACGTATACCGCCTGATCCAGCGGCAACGGCTCTGGCTCGCCATTTACGTAGCGTGTAAAACCCGTCAGGCCCTTGCGCTTGTCGATCTCTGGTTTCACCGAGCGCGGATACAGCCAGCGAAAGCCCTTCTCGAAGCCGAACGGGTTCCTCAGGCGCAACCAGTACGCCGCCCCGTACAACTGCAGCGCCGCCTCCGTCATCCACAACAGGTGTGGCATGAGGTCGCTGTATTCCCAGCCGCGCTCCGTCTTGCCCTGCCCCCGGTAATATTTGACGGGTATGGCCGACAGCGCGTTACATCTTACTTCGACGCACCGACGCACCCACGATACGGCCTGGTACGCGCCATGCTCCGTGAGGTCGCCATCGCCGTGCTCGCCCCACGCGTTCTGCCAGTCGTAGGCAGACATCGTTACGCTCTTGTCGGAGGGCGCCGCGGTATATATCCACTGTTTCGGCACTATCTATCACCCCACAGAAGCAGCGGCCCGCTGTCGGTTACCCCCGACCACGCGAGCGCGAGGGATATAACGCAGTCGTCGTGCATCCCCTCCGGCGCCCCATATCGCGTCATCCCCGACGGGAGACGGTCCATCTCATACGCCTGCAGCTCGCCAACCAGGACCGGATCGGCCAGTATGCGGATCGTCCCCTGCTCGAAGGCCAGCGCGAGCGCCTCGATAATCGCCGCCTTCGTCGCGTTCGTCGCAACGAACCCTGTCACCGGCAGGTTGTCCCTCTGCAACTGCTCGATGATCGGCTCGCCCATCGCGTTGGACTCTGCGATAATCGCTTGCACGTTGTACTGGTCTGCCAGCACGCCCAGCCGCGCACGCTGCACGGCGTAGTCGATCTGGTTGAATCGATCCATCGCCACCATCTCACGGCTGCCGGCGTCCATGACGGTGAGCACGGTAAAGTCGTTCGACTTGCCCCAATCGACGCCCATCACGTACTGTCGCCCTGCAACCGGCCCTTGAGGCTGTAGCGTCGCCGCCTCCATAACTCTGCGGAATACGCCGCCAGAACTCTCCAAGAACTCTGCAAGTATTTCCTGCCGGAAGACCCTTTCCGGCATGGTCCGCCAAAGATTCTCGATCTCTTCAAACGGTATTTCTGGATTTTCCAGCGGATGTGGTGCGCGTTCCAGCCCACTTTCTGTGACCCTGGCTCCTACCGTTGGTGCCTGCCAGGCCCTACTGTTCTCTCGGTCGCGTGCATTCTCGTGTTCCCGCCAAAACCAGTTGCGCCCATGCGGTGTGCCGCCTACCCACGCCACGCCGCCCGTATCGATTAGCATGGGTCGGAGCACCTCGTACCATGCCGCTTCTTTCACGTCGGCGGCCTCATCAATCACCAGCCCGTCCGCTGTATGGCCGCGTGCATTGTCTGGGTCATCTAGAGAGCGATAAATGATTCGCCCGCCGCCGGGAAACTCTGCCATCATGCGCTGCTGCGTAAAGGAGGCGTATTCTCCTACCGCCTTGCGCGTCTCATCCCACCCAATGCGTACTTGGTCAAACGTCGGCGCGCCCCATAGCCACGTCTGGCGCTCTACTGCGCCCTCTACGGCAACCGCCATGAACAGCGTTGTTTTGCGCCATCGTCGGCCAGCCGCCACAAAGTTGAATCGCCGCGCCGCCGCGCGCACGATGCGCTGCCCCGGATGCGGATTCGGCAGAATAATTCTTGGCACACGACTATGAACCTAGTATAATGGTCTTACCAACTACGGAGGTGGTCATGGGAGCCCCGCGCAAAAGTGATTCTCCCTCGATTGTCTACTGTGCCTGCGGCTGCGGTGAGCAGGTGCCAATTGCTCGCTACCCCAGTCAACAACGCCGCTACATCAACGGGCACCAGCACCGCGGCACCCATAATGGCAACTTTCGTGGCGGTAAAGAGCGCCGTTGCTGTCCTGTCTGTGGAACCATATTCTATGAATGGCCCTCTCAGCTCCGCCGCACCTGCGGAAATCGTGACTGCTACATCGAGTGGCAACGCCTCACCACGGCCGCCCGCGGCGTGAATCATGTCGCCGTAACCTGCGCCAACTGCGGGCGTGAGTTGCACCTCTTTCCGAGCCAAGTTAAACAACGCAACTACTGTAACCGCCTTTGTCTAGCCAAGGACAATCCCAAAAATGGGTCCAGCAACGGTAACTGGCGCGGTGGTCGATGGCGATTTCTCAAGGAACAGACTATGCAGCGCGATGGCTATCGCTGCGTTATCTGCGGCTTTGATCATGTCGTAGATGTCCATCACATCACCGCGCGCGCCGATGGCGGCACCAATGACTTCTCAAACCTGATTACCCTCTGCCCAAACCACCACCGTATGGCAAATCTGGGCATTATCTCGGTGGAACACCTGCGCAACACCGAATGGACACCGGCAGACGACATAGACACGTCTATTCCGCCTGCCGCCAATCATTGATGTACTCGATTAGCAGATGGCCGCCATCCGCGCCCGTGACCTCATTGCGCTGCGTCGCCTTGCCCAGCTCCCACTCGATGATCTCTGTAGCGACGCCCTGCCGCACGCGCTCATCCCCGCTGTCCAGGCCCTTCACCTTCACACCCATCGCTTTGGCAAGGTTGCGCCGACGAATATGTAGAGCCGTTATGAGACCGTCCTGTGCCATGACGCGCAGCGCATCGGCGATAGCCTGCTTCTGTTCCTTCGGCCAGCCCTTGACTGTGCTCGGACTGATGCCGATTCCCTGCGCCGCCGCCTTATCCGTGGATGCCTCGGTGCGTGCCACAAGGAAGCGCAACTGGTCTGTCGTGAGGATGCCAAGCAGCGCATCGAGGTCGGAAACGGTCTCCGCCTCGCCGCTACAGGTATGATTCGGTATGTTTTGGTCGGTCATCGTCCGCCGGCCTCACCGTCACTTCAAGGACCCGCTCACGCCACAGAAGCAGCGACAGCGCCGCGCTCATGTCCGACTCTGGGATATCGAGTTGCACGCGCATACCCTGCTTGTCGCCATACACCTTGATTGCGGACTGTATCGACGGGAAGGCCGCCCGAAAGGTGGCGCTCTCTGTCACTGGTGACCCCATTGGCTCTTTACAGCCACCTATCCAGCATCTCCTGGTACTCGCGGTATTGCCGCGTGCGCCACAGACGGTGCCACGCCAATACGACCGGGCATACCACCGCGAGGTACACGCTGCCGAGCCAATCCAGCACGCGCGAAGGTGTCACGTAGATTCTCCTTATTCAAGCCACGAGGCGGGAATTGCACCCGCTGCCATTTGTAGCCACCGGGTTCGCCACGAGGCGGCCTGGCTTTCGGCTGCCGGCTCGCCCGGTGCGGCGTCACTGTCCGTCCTGCTCGTGGCTATATCGACCCGTCCTGGTACGCTGACAGAGACCTGCCGCGCGTGACGGGTACTGTTCGCACTATATCGCCCTGGTCCCCGGCTCCGGCGGCAGCTCTTTCGGCACCACGCTCAGCGCCAGAATCCCCCGGTCGACCAGCGTCTCGACTGCCGCATCCTGTAGGGCCTGATCCGACCGCTTCCCCACGCCCATCTTGCCAAGCGCGTTCACAGCCGCCTCGTAGCCCCACGTTTCGAGCGTCGCCGCAAACAGCGCCCAGAACGCCGCGAGCCCCGCCTGCTGCCAAGTAAATGACGCGGCATAGTAGAGCCAGTTCGCCAGCTCTACCAGCAGCAACGTCAGCCCGAGCACGAATATCGGCGTATAGCGCCAATCCGGCAGGTAGTGCTTCAGCCAGAGCCCCGCCACCGCCGCCAGGAACAGCCCCCCTGCGAACGAGGCCAACGCATCTATCGTGATAGGGATCGTCACTGTCTCACCCCCAGCCAGCCCGCTATCGTGCTGCCCAACAGCTGCAACACGATCAACACCCCCGTCGTGCGTGATTGCCGCTCCTGCAGGCGGATGATATCCTGACGGTTTGCGTCCCTCGCATCGCACAGCTTATCGATCTTGTCCGCCAGGTATTTCACGTCGCCACAAAGCCCAATCAACCGCTCCTCAACACGCGCGAGTCTGGTCTCAATAGAGTCGGGCATGGACTATCACCTATACGCTATCGCGTGCGGACGCTAATATCTCCAATATCTCCCCCGCCAGCTCGTGGCCGTTGGTGCGCAGCCAGTCCGCCTCAGTGTGCACGTCGGCGCTGTTGCGGCCACGCAGGTGATTGAGGAGCGTCGCCGCGAGTTCCGCAAGCGAATCGCCGTCCACGGTCCGCTCGGTTTCGTTGAACGGCACCCGCTCGGAGTACTCGGCAAGCTTGCCGGGATTCCAGTTCTGCACCGGGCGCAGATAGCCAACAACCCTGGAGTAGACCTCGCAGGGAAGGTTACAAATGCGCTCAGTCACGGTTCGTCTCCCCGTAGCAGCATTCGTCGGCTTCGTCGCTGTCACATAGCATTGCCGCATCCCGATCATCCGCCCGGCGCTGCCGCTGTTCGTCTGAAAGCAGGAACCGCGCCCAGTCAGGCCACGTAGACACCCGGCCCTGCAGGGAGTAGGTGCGAGCGCAATAGTGACACAACCAGGTTGTGCCGTTGACGGTGCATCCACAGACGCAGCACCTATGCACAATGCCTCCTACTCCGTAATAGTCAGCGGGTAGCCGGATTATTACATTCCGGCTACTTTCTCAGGCTACTCATAAACTGCCCTGGTTCTATCTTCAGATCAGGTATGCCGCTCGCCACGGCCGCATCGATGAGCAGGCGCACGATCTCGCTTCGCGTGCGATGCGTCATTCTTTCCAGCCGCTCTAGCTTAGCCGCCTCTTCATCTGAAAGTCGGACACTCAGAAGTATGCCATACATATTCCCCTCCTGTGATTGACTAGATATCCGGTTCTAGCCGCTCTCTTGCACGGCATACTCTCCTTGACACTGCTGCCTGCCTCACCCCGAGCAATCCCGCCGCTTCCTCCTGAGACAGCCCCCACACCACCAGCACGAGCGCGGCGCGCTGTCTCTCGGTGAGTCGAGCACACGCGCGCCGCAGGTCGAGCCGCAGGTCCACCTCGTCTACGTTGTGCAATCCGGCCTCCCCGACGTGAGTGTAACGAAAGCCGGCCGAAATGTTACGGAATATTTACCTCAAACCCCTTGACAGTACAGACAAATGGGTGTACAATCTTGCCAGAGTCGAGACAGAGAACGCAGGAGGACACCGTGGACAACAACGTCAAGAGCCGCCGACTGAATATCCGCATCTCCGAACCCACGATCAGCCAGCTGGCCTGGCTGATCCGCGAGGCTGGCTACACCAATCGCACCGCGATCATCGAGGCTGCAATCGACAGAATGTTCCAGCAGGAAAGGAGCTCCATGACAGACTACACGGCTCGATTCACCAAGGCTGGAGATTGGCTCGTACGCGACTACGCAGGCCGCGAGCGCGCCCGTTTCGCCACCGAGTCCGAGGCTCAGGCCTGGATCGACACTACGCGTGAGCTGTCGCACGCGGAACAGGCGGCACGCGAGCAGAGCGAGGCGGAGCAGATCGTCTACGATGCTGCGATCCCTGACCTCAACGCCTTACAGCTCCGGTGGCAGCTCTGGCGGAACTGGTTCTACGACAACCTGATGCGTACCGACCGCCGGCTGGACGCGCAGCAGCGTCATCTGGATTCCATCCCCGACGGCCAGATCGGCGAGCCGGGTACCGCCGGCAGTCACTCCTACGCCAGTCAGGAACGCCACTACGTTAGGGACCAGCAGGAGCAATTGGAGGCTCACGAGCTCTACCAACGAGCAAGCGCACTGGACACCCAGATCAAAACAGCCCGGCGAGCGCACGACACGGAGACCCTCCGCAGTCTCCTGGAAGCCGACGCCACGCGGATGATCAGTGAGATGAGCGGCTTCTTCATCTCGATAGCCCGACCAGAATAGGAGCCGTACACTCACTCCCCGGCCCCGGTGCCCTCGGCCGGGGCTTTCGCTATTCGTCGCCGAATCAGCGCAGCCAGTTGTTCCGAGGAAATTTCATCGACGTAGCCGGTGATCCGCATGGCGTTGGCATTACCACGCTCACGCAGCGCCGCCAGGTCCGCTATCGCGTGCGGCTCGGCGGTCTGCACCACCGACAGCAGATAGTTGTAGCCCGCTATGAGTTCGTTCACCTTGAGCGCCACTTCGTAGACGTCATACATCGCGGCACTAACAATTAGATTCACTCGTCCTCCTTATCTGAGCACATCCCCGAGACTCGCAGCACCGCATACAGTATCAGGCCGCAGACCCCCACAACCACACCCAGAAGCACTATTCCCAAAGTGTTCATCTTTCCGCTTCCCAGACATACACATCCGATAATTCCGCCGCGTCTTTCACCACGCTCACTGGCTCCCGCTCCCATCGTTCGACGGTATATCCCGCCTCTTCGACGCACTCCTGGCACACGCGCTCGCCAGACGCCAGCATGGCCACGCCAAACGGCGCATTGCGCGCGTGCAATATCCCGCATCGCGCGCAGACTTCCCCGGCGTCGCGCAGTACGTCCAGGATGTGACCCGGAAACTGATCATACTCCGCGGCGATCTGCTCGACGCTCGCGCCCTCGCGGTAGGCTTGCAGAATGCGCTCATACGTCATCACGGGACGCACGCGTGGCGCATGGCCCCACTCTTTGGACGGCAACTCCATCATCCTGGCCCACTGGCGCAGCGCCTCATAGGGGATGCCGAAGTGTTTGCCGGTTTCCCGCCACCTCCGTGCCGGCTCCGCCTGATACCACTCCCACGCCTCACGCACCAGCAGCGCGTCAGTCAGCGCCATTCGTCCACCCCCTCGCCTTGAGCGCACGCAGCAGCGTTTCCACGGCCAGCCCACTCTCGATCTGGTTACGCGTGAACCGGAGCACCGCCCACCCTAGGATCGCTGCCTCGTTGTATTTCAGGCAGTCCGCCGCGAACCCCGCTCCGGAGCTGTGCCGCCCCTGCACCCACGTCGCCCCCTCCGCTTCCGCAGCGAGGTGATAGTCTGGCCATGCGAGGTCAAACCGCCAGCGTCTCCCTTGCGCTTTCGCAAACCTGTGTTCCCGTACCGGCTCCGGCAGCCCGACGGTGCGCACGTGCAATAGCAGCACGTCCTCCAGCCCGGCGCTCATTCGGCCACCCTCGCGCATTCGTCTTCCGGCCATATCCCGAACGCGCCGGCGTCGTCGTAGCCGAACACATCCCCGTCTTGCAGGCCAGCCAGCCGAAACAGCGTCCCGCTAGGCCAGTGGCACCAGAGAGAGCCAATCATCCCGCCGCCTCCAGTTGCAGTCGCTCCCTTATCGCCCTTATGTCCGGCAGCATCGTCAGGTGCTCGCGTTCGCGTTTCGCCAGCGCGTCGTAGACCTCCACGAAACGGGCCCTATCTGCCACGACGTTCTCCGACGTTCTGAGGTAGGACAGCCCGCCAACGGCACGCACCGCACGCTCCATGCGCTCCGGCATCGGCGGCGCATCGACGTGGTGATCGCGCACCCATCTACCGCCCGCCGGCCATTTGCGGATGTAGGCCCCGACGCGCCCCCACGCTTCGACGCCGGTGGTTTCGTCCGGCACGCGCAGGCGGATCGCCGCCTTCCGAATGTCCGCCGGCTTCGGCGGATAGGGTGAGTCCGCGGCGTACTCGGCATAGGCCGCTCCGAGCACGTTGTCGTCGATATCCGCCAGGATCGCCTGCCAGGCGCCATAGGTGATCGTATCCGCCGCGGTAAAATCGCGCGGCCAGAGGCGCCGGAATATCTCGATCATCTGGACGATTTTCTCAGCCGTGGCCATTTCCGTTTGCCCTCCTCAGGAATTCGACAGCCGCCGCCGGTAACGCCCCGGAAGGTGACGCACGCGCACCCCGCTCAGGTATCCCGTGTGCGTACCATTCGCTCGCCCACGTCCATGCGTTTGGGTTATAGCCGCGCTCTACCCACGCCTGTCGGCAGGATCGCAACCTGTTTGCATCGGGATTCTCTCCGAGGACGCTGATCAGGCCGTCGTACATCTCCAACGGCGGATATCTGCGCGTCCCGATAGCTTCCCGGACGGCAATTATGGCCGGGTGTTTGCTCCGAGGATCAGAACGGCGGTTTGTAGGAACCGGATCATCCGGCGGAAGAGCGGTTGGCGCCTCAGGCGCCGGTTCCGGCTGCGGAACCGCGTCTACCTTAAGATTCCCTTTCTCTTCTCTTCTCTTCTCTTCTGTTAGGCCGTACTCAGTACGTACCGAGTACGTACCCGGTACAGAATCAGTTGGCTCGGGAATTTCGGATGGTTGCTCTTTCCGCCTGTCCAATCCGCGCTGATTCTCTGCGAATGTCGGGAAGGCAATCCACATGTCGCCGTCGGCCTCGTACCAGAGAACCAGGCCGGCGCCCGCCCATTCACGGATGTAGCTTTCCATGCGCTCAACCGTGATATCCGTGCGCCGTGGAAACACGAGAGAACGTACCAGGGCCGGGTCACCATGCGTGCGTCCATCCACGTCAGCGAACGTGATCAGCCACGTGTAAGCCAGGCGACTCGTGTCGTCGCTCAGGTCGTTGATGGCCTTGTTGCGCGTGATCTTGGAGTTGATCATCCGGCCACGTGCCATCGTTACTCCTCTTCCGGCTCATCGCTGAATGGCAACCGCTCGTGTCTCTCGCATGTGCTCTCCGGATACACCAGCACGTCATCTAGCGCGCACAGGCCGGCCTTGCCGGGGATGCGCGACGCACCAAAGTGCGTGCAAGTCGAGCAGGTTTCGTCAGGCATGTTTCCCCTCGCCGAGAAACGCGAGCAGGGCGTCACAGGCCACTTGGAGTGCTTCTGTGGCCTCATCACATGCGGCTACAGTCTCCGCATCCCAGATGGATTTGCCGTAACGCCCCACGGATTGCATCATCTGCTCGTAGACGATCTCGGCCCGCCGCTCCGCCAATGCCGCCTCGACGACGACGTCACGCAGACGCGCCTGCTCGCCATCCCGCTCTGCCATCAGCCTGTCGATCTCGACGAGCAGGAAGGGAATGTCCTCGCGAGCAGCCGCAACGAAAGCGGCATCGGCAAACTTGGCGTACTGCCCCCGGATAGCTCCGGGTTCTGGCCCCGTCACATCACACTCGTCGTAGAAGCCACGTTCGCAGACATGCCACGGCCCCGGCGTTGCAGCCCAGCAGCGTGCCCGTATCTCTGCCAGCCGCTCCTCAGTGTTCATGCGCCCTCCCCCAGGAACGCGAGCAGGGCATCGACGGCCTGCTCGTAAACGGCCAACGCCGCAGTTGCGTCCATCAGAATAGCTCCACAGCGTCGGGATCGTCGTTAGGTATCGGCTCATCCGTGATATCGGGCAGCTCTCCCTGGCGCTCAACGCCAAGTGCGCCAAGTGTAGCATTCCCTCTCAGCGCATCCCGCTCCGCCGTCAGGCAGTCCACCTCGGAGAGCAGGAAGGGGATATCGTCACGGCTATTTTCGATGAAGAGACGGTCCGCCCCGACCTCATCGTCCGTCGGGCCTGCCATATCCCGGATCACAAACGCCGGCCAGTCATAGGATCTACGGCTGCCAACAACCCACGGTCCCGGCGTCGCCGCCGCGCACCGCCCCCTGATCTCCGCCAGCCGCTCCTCTCTGCTCATGCGCCCTCCTTGTCAACTAGAAAGCAAGGCGTCCAGCGCCCTACGTGCTCTGTCCAGGTGCTTCTCACTCTCTGTCTGAACAAAGGCCCAGGTGTGCTTGCGCACCTCTTCGGCGCGCCCATCCAGTGCCGCGTCGTGGTACGCTCTAACCGTATCAATGGCCGCCTCCCGCAATGTTACCAGCAGCTCCTCGGTGCTCATTGTCCCTCCTCAATCCCCCCACGCGTACGTGGGGCGCACTCAAGTAACGCACTGAGATTCCCGATCCCCACCAATCCCCCCACGCGTACGTGGGGCGCACCCTTCGCATAGAAGGGTGCACCGGGCGGCTTACGATGCAGTCTCCGCGCCCTTCCTGGTTCACAGTGGGTGGCACAGGCGTCGAATCGAAAGGCGCCGCTTCACCTAGCCCCAACTCCCCAGGCAACCCCCGGTGAATCGTCCGGTTGTATTTCCGCTATGCCGGTTGGTAAGCTAAAGCGACCAGATTCCGAGCCGCGTTCAGGTCTCGGTCAAGGACAAGCCCGCACTCCGTGCAGACATATGTCCTGTCGCTCCGCGCGAGATCCGGTTTGATCGCCCCACATGCAGAACACCGTTTCGAGGACGGTTCCCATTGGTCGGCCAGAACAAAGGCACAGCCATTCCATGCCGCCTTGTATTCCATCTGGCGGCGCAGTTCGCCCATACCAGCGTCTCCGACAGACTTCCCCAAATGGCCTCGCTTATTGCTCATGCCGCGCACATTCAGATCTTCCATCACGATAACGCTCGGGCGCTTTGCCACAGTCTCTGCGCTGATTTGATGGAGGTGGTGCTGCCGAACCCTCCGAGCTGTAGCGTGCGCGCGGTTCAACTTGGCCTTGGTTTTCGACCAGTTGCTTCCGCCTTTGTGGCGCCGTGCAAGCTCCCGATTCAGCCGCGCAATCTTTCTCTCTACTTTCCGGAAGGGCCTTTTATTTTCATAGACCGTCCCGTCACTCAGCACAGCGAGGGCCTTGATCCCGAGGTCGATCCCGATTGGCTCGCTGGTAGCCGGCTCCGGCTCTGCGACATCTTCCTTAACTTGCACGCTCACATACCAGGTCGCGCCATGATCTTGAGTCGAAACGGTTGCGGATAGTACGCGGGCGCTCTTGGCTGTGGGCAGATAGCCATGTTCGGCTAAGCGCAGACATCCCACGCGCGGCAGCTTTATGGTTGTCTCGGTGATGCTGATATTGCCGCGCACGCTGAAAGCCTGCCTCGGATGCTTGCGTGATTTGAAGTGCAGATGGCGCGGCCTCTCACCCGCCTTGCCGCGCCGAAAGAAGTTCTGGTAGGCTGCGCCGAGATTGTCAAAGGCAGCCTGCAAGATGGTATAGGGCGTCTCGCGCAGCCAAGGCGCCAGATCGTCCTTGCTGGCGTTGAGCTGCTTTTTGAGCGCGTAGGCGCTCGGCTTCTTGCCCGCCTCATACTGTCGCTGCCACTCGGCTAAGCCCCAGTTGTAACACCAACGGGCAGTTCCGGCGCAGCGCATGCACCACTGCCGCTCAGCGTTGTTGAGCCGCAGCTTTGTCTTGTATGCGCGCAGTCTCACGCTCATTCCTGTCCCTTCTCAATCTCCGTGCGCTGTCCCGTCCAGGTGGCCGTCAAGGTGGCGGCCAAACTGATCTCCCATATTCCCTTCGGGCCGCCGGCAGTAGCCCGCCGCAATGCCCCGCCGTGGAGTTGAACCACCACCGGCAAACTCGCCGTATCACCGGTACGGGGCAGGGAATCAGCGAATGCTCTTCGCCACTTCGTGTACGCGGCCGAGTGGCAGATCGATCTCGCAGTACCCGACGTGTATCCGCGCCCATTCCTTGCCGGGATCCCATTCGACGGTTACTGGCGTACCTACCGGCCACGTCTGCCCGGCCTTCCACGTCGTCGGCTGCCGCGTAACCGGTTGCACCAACGTGGCCCTAGTGTAGCGTGTCATGCGAATACCCTCCGGTCCCCACGCCGTACAAACAGGTGCGGCGCTATCTCGTTCCAGTCGTCTTCCGGCTCGGGACGCGGCATATCCTCCGCGTCCCAGTCGTCGTCCCAGCCGTCGTCTACGCCGGTCCCATCGCAGTCCGGACAATCGCACTCCGTCTCGCTGGCATCTACCGGCGTGCCCTGCCAGCCACGGTTGACGTGGCCGGTGCCGTGACAGGTTTGACAACTCATGCTGTCACCTTCTCGGCGATGTACGCATCCACGGCGTCCTTGATGACGGCCATGTCGGCGCCTTCCGCGACGGCCTGCGCCACGGGCATGCCCAACGCTTCCGTCAGCCCGGCCACGCCGATGCTGGCGTTGATGGCGTAGTCCAGGGCGGCCAGGATGACACGCGCATCCTCTACCGAGCCCTGGTATTGCTTCATGCTCTCCACGCCGAAGCCGAGATGCACCACGTCATCACGCAAATCGAGTTCGTGGGCCTTCGCCCAGAAGGCCCGGCGTTTGCCTTCGGGCCAGTGTTCGAACCCGCCCTCCGGCTTTGGTTCGGGTGCCGGCTGCGGCGCAGATGCTGGTGCTGATGCTGCTTTCGCAGGAGGTGCCGGTGTGGCGTTGCGCGGTTCTGGCTCTGGCTCCAGCATGTCCTCGATATCCTGCGTGAACTTCTCGCTGGCCCCACTCACCGTCAGGGCCGCGTCCACGAGGCCGCGCTTCTTGGCCATCTTGAGGACCGTGTTCCATACGTCGATCAAATCTGCGTTCGTAATGCGGCGCCGCCACTTGCGATTGCGCGTCTGTTCCCAGCCGTTGTCTGTCGGCGGATTGCCGCTACCATTCCACCATTCCCACCGATAGCGGTACTTGCTCTCATATGACGATGCGGACCCGACACCGACGGCCACGACGGCGCCCGTTGCGATGCTCACCAGCCGCACGGCCACCTCGACGTACAGATAGCCCGTTTCGACGTTCTGATCCCGGACGGTGATATCGAGAATCGGCGCACACCCGTATGCCTGGGCGATCTTTTCAGCGCCCGGCTTGAACAACGTATCCTTGTCGGTGCCTGGGACTTTGCCGTAGTCAATGCCCTCGCGTAGCTGCGTGTTGACCCACTCGTTGAACTCCCGCCGCCGCTGTGCCCACTGTTGCGCCGGAACCAGTGCTGGTAGGCTCCTCTCTTGTGCCGTCACCAAGTCTGTCATCGTCTCCCTCCTCGATTCCGTAGAGCCAGTCAGTGCTGGCCTTGGCCCACCGATAGACGCGCTCCCACCTCTCGCGCGGCCAGGTTGTCGCCCCGCTCCCGTCGTATGCCACCAGTCGCGTCATACGGCCCCTCCAACCTTGCTTTGAGTGCGGCGTTCTCCTTTCGCAGCCGATGCACCTCCCGCCGCAGCGACAACTCGTATTCGTACTCCGGGTCTTCGCGCCAATCGTCGTCCATCAGAACGCCGCCTCAATCAGTGCCGGCAGCACGCAGCAGGCCACGAACAGCCCGCCTACCAGGATCAGACCGGCCAGCCATCGCGGCTGTCGCTCCAACCACCGTCCGATCATCGCGTCCCCTCCATCCTCAGCCGCATCACCCGCCGGCGTGGTGCCGGCCTGTCACCGTACCGCTCGCGTATCGCCTGCCTCTGGTACAGCGTCGCCAGGTGCGCATCGCTCTCCAGCCGCAGGAGAACCGCCATCAGGTCCAAGTCCCGCTCGTATTGAGCACTCGCAATTTCGCTCGCCGTGGGCATCGTCCCCCCCTCGGCAGCAGGTCGTGTCGGTGGTACTGTCGGGACGTGCTGCGGTGCTAGTATCTGCCGCGCGCAATGTCCCTAGGCGCGCGGCAATCACTTCGACAATATCTCTCGGCAAAAAAACACGCACCGTCTCCGGGTAGGCCAGAACCAGGGCCCGTACTACCTCGGGCATTCGGTAAACTACCCCCCCCCTTTCCACAACATGTATCATCTGCTCGGAAACCACTATGCCAGTCATAGCATATAGGTCACGAGCGAACTCCGCACGCGACCGCTGGCCCCTAATCGCCCTGAGAACATCCCTCTCGCCGTACAAATCAGTTGCCCCTTTACTGTTCGACTAATACGGTTCTTGTTTATTATCTGATATAGTCTGCGCTTACTAGTTTTGCCCTGCGCATTCACCGGAGAGATTGCCTGGGCCGCAGGGCGTATTACTATGGGCATTATAAACCGAACCGTACGCGATGTCAAGGGGTTTGCGTGGCGAATTCCCGAAAACGTGTTATAATGCTAGAGGGATTGCCTGGATAAATCGCTATCGGTGAGGTGGGCGTGGCGGAGAAGGTTACACTTCGGGCGGACCGGATGCTGCGGCTCCGCGACCGGAACGGGTGGACGCAGATGGAGGCCGCCTACCGCTGCAAGTGCAACCAGGGCAATTACAACCTCATCGAGCGCGGCCTGCGCACCAACGTCACGTTGGAAACCCTGGTCGGGCTCGCACGCGGCTTCGAGACGTCGATAGAGTTCCTTCTGGGACTGTCCAACGACCCGGCACCACGGCCGGCGTCGGCACTGGACAAACTGTCCGACGATCAGGCGAACCTAGTGCTCACGTATGAGGAGCTGAACCCGGTGGCTCGTGAAGCGCTGCGCGACCTGGCGCGGCGTATGCTTGACATACAGCACTCGCAAGAGCGCAACTCTCGCGTTGTACGGCGTCGGCCAGAGCCTGAATCACCATGAGGTGCTGGAACCGTGGGCAGTCCAATCGCAGCGCACAATGGTAACAGCGTTCGACATCCGTCACGTCTCGCCCCCCTGCTACAGGTGTATGGACATTCTGCGCATCGTCGCGCAGTAGAACAGATGTTCGGATTATAGCACGGTTCGGCTGCAAATGACGTACTGATTGTACCACCGTTCGGGCGGAATGGCGCACATAATCGGGAGGTTACCCCATGCGCATCGCCACGTTTGTTCTGGGCATCGTTTTCTGCGGCATCATGTTTCTGCAGTCCTGCGCAGCATACGGAGCAAGCACCCTTGTTGATGCTCTTAGGCCAGAGACGGCAGCATCACTAGCGCCGAAGATGGCTATGGGTATGGGCGCCGCAATCATGGCACTCATTGCCATGGCGTTCAGTTTATCCAAACCAGGCACGTCAGCGATTCTTTACTTGGTCGCAGCAGTATTTGCTTGGCTCGCCCATCGTGACGGATTCCCCGACATGGCGATATGGGCTGCCGTGATGTTCGTCCTCGCCAATATGTGCGTCTCATCATGGTACGAGATATGGAAGAAACAGAAACCGGCATGAATGCATCTTCGGCTGTTAACGTGCGAACCCGTTGCCGGCCGGGAGGTCGTGGGAGGGAGTCACGCCGCCCGGCCGGCCGGGAGGATAATGGGCTATTGCGGCAAAGATTGCGGATTAGAATGGATAGATTGCTCTGCAGTTATCCGGACTTGTAGAGGATTCTATCCAGCGTTTACGGCGCTCGGGGCCGCCTGATTGCGCGATATTGGGAATGATAAGACTTTTCAATTTGCGCTGCCGAATTGAAGAAGGACGACATTTCTCTTCAATTGGGCCGGCCGGGATGGTGTTGGGCAGGTTGTGTAAAGCAAATCGGCGAATCGCTTTACGCTAGGCCGCTTTCGTATAGTCGGATATTGGCAGGGCTCAGTAGCACCGGCACGCCTTGGCGCACAATCACCGCACCCTGCTGCATCGCAGGTCTCACGTTGTGCTGCATCTGGTAGTATTCCAGCCGCTCAGGGTCCGCGCATATCCCCGCATCAATCGCCCAGTACCGCCCCGACACGTCCCGCCCTTGGCCCCACAGGTGCCCGTGGCCAGCGATGACGTGCACGCTGTACTTGGCTGCTAGACGCGCCGGCACAATCGTCTGGTTCACGCTCACGTTGCGCGGATGCTCGATGTAGAACGTCTCGCCGCCGCTCTCCAATGTGAACCAGAAGCTGCGCGTGAACGTCGTCTTGCCGGCCTTGAGGAATAAACGGACGGCGGATTCCACCGGCAGTAGCCAGTCCGTGAGACGCGATAGGCGCACTTCGTGGTTTCCTGCGCTGTACACCACCTCATCGAAGCATGATTCCAGCGTCTCAAGGATGCGCGCTGTCGCCGCAATCTCTGTGGCCACGTCGTATTCGCCGGACTTCTGGAACGCAGAGAACGCCGTAAAATCCACCAGATCGCCACCGACGCCCAGTTTCCGCACGCCCCAGCGCCGCGCCAGATCCACGCAGCGATTGATCCACTCCGCGTCGTGGCACGGTGAGTGCACGTCGAAGAGCAGAAGTGCGTCGCCGCGTAACACCGGCGGTGACGATAGACGCACCGGCGACTCAGGAACTTTGCCATGCCAGCCCTTCCGGGACTTCAGCCGCATGATCGCTTT